CGCTTTCAATTACTTGGTATTGTCCTTTCCAATTGTTTAAAAATTCCTGCTCGGCTTCTGTGAGCTTTCGCTGGCTTTGAGGCTTTAACCAGTCTTTGATTTCAACCAGAAAATTACTACCCTGATATCCAACTACGATATCAGGAAAGCCACGGCCTAGGGTATGCGTATGCACCACGCTTGCACCATACTCCCGAAATGTTTTTACTATCTCCACTTGATTACGATCAATTCGCGCTTTGTATTTTGGCATCACGTCTAACCCCATTGCACATCAAATAACCAGTGACTGATATCTATACGTTTGTTATTTTCATCAACGCCAATCCACTCGAATCCCTCCGCACCTTTAATGCGCCTGACTCGCCAGTTCTTCTCTTGGTAATGCACGTAACCGACATAATCACCATCATTATTCACACGTATTGATTCGACAGTTACGCGCCATTTAACACGTGTCTTGTTGCTTAGAGTTACTTGCACTAATTGATGGCGTCTAAAACTATTCATTTGCGATATTTCCTAGCTCGGCAAAATCCACAACTGCACGGCGGTGAACTTGCTTCATCTTTTGGTTGCCAGTATCCGCGTTCGTTTCGTTGCCAGTCGGCTGGTATAACAACAACTTGCCGTTGCGTGATTGGAGTTGCTGGACACTCACACGCATAGACTGGAATATGCCATTCCTTGCCAGCAGGGCAATAGGTCTCAACGGGGATATAACCACGATCTCCACACCAGCGACAAGCGGTTGTTCCGTCGGTGCGGTAGCTTGTTTGCTTTTCTCTGGCTAAGTGCTCGGCGATTAAAGTCTGGTACGCCGGAATTACTGACATTACCGGGAACCATTTTGACCAGTCATGATCTTGAGTGGCCTTCCGCCAGGATGGTGATAGCCACTGATCTGGTATATCGCATAAGGCTTCCGTCCAGGTTATCACGGCAAGTTTAAGCTCATCATCTTCACTTAGCGGCAGGGAGCTTAAGGTTCGAGTCTTCTGGATAAGCGTGATTATTGCCGCCGTCCTGGCCGGTGAGTTCTGCAATGAGGGCGAGAGTCTTCCGGGCTGCTCGCTGATTGTGGCTTTCGCGTACGGGTTTATTCTGTCCATTGTGATACTCCTTGTCTCGGTTGTGTTGTTTTTCCAGTCTATAGTAGCTGTCTATCAGGCCGGTAATATTGCGAAGCGAATAGCGATTGTCCCTCCAGTCTTCGCAGGCCTTGCGCCATAGGGCTAGATGATTGATGTCGCCATTGCTGATGATCTCCTGTTGCCATATACCCAGCGTTGCAAAGATCGTCAGAGCAATTGATACCGCGTCCTCCGTCTGTGGTGTGTGCGGGCTGGCGACGATCGCCGTCGCCGATTCACCACACTCGTTCTTTTTATGATTAGTCTTTTTATTATCAGTCTTTTTAGAAGTCCCACAGGGAACAACAATTGTTCCCTGTGGGAACTGCATTTGTTCCCTATGGGAACAACTGTCATTTGTTCCCTGAAGGACTGACTGAGGTCTGGTCAGCGTGTAAATGGTTGGGCCAGAGAACTGCTTCTGCCTGACAATCCATCCGCCTGATTCTAGCTCTTTGATCGCTTTGGCGATGGTCTTGTTCGTCCATCCCGTTCGATCCGTGATCACTGCATATGACGGAAACGCCTTGCCGCTGACGCCGTTAGTGTAGCGGCGCAGCAGGACAAAGAGCCATCGAGCCTGATCGGAATATCCCGCCGCATGGTCAATGAACTGGTGGGGGATGGTTACAAAAGCCCCCCACTCGTCATATATCTTTGCGTTGCTCATCAAAACAATCCTTCCTGCTTGATGGCGCTCTTGAGATTTTTGACTGCCAGTTTATAGTACGATTCTTTTAGCTCAATCCCTGTAAATCGGCGTCCATGCTGCAAGCTCACGTAGCCTTCTGATCCGATACCAGCGAATGGCGAAAACACCATATCACCACGATTCGACCACAGCCGTACGCATCGCTCAATCGTTCCAAGCTGCAATGGGCAAATATGCCGCTCATCGGATGATTCCCTTGCTACGGCGTAATTCAATGTATCGCTCTCATCAATGCCGTACCAAATAGGACGTGCAAACTGAATCCACTCCTCGTTACTGACATCCGTCAAAATCGGCTCTTCATTGTCTCCGGGTGCACGAAACAGCAGAATGTAATCAGCCATAGCAGGACGTGACCAAGCTGAGTCTTTATTCTTTTGCACGAACATTAGCGCTTTAGCTTTAGTGCGAATTGCCTGAGCCTGAGGATCTTTGTCAATGACAACCTCTCCATCATATACCCATCCAGCCGTCACGAAATGCCGTACAACATCAGCACGAAAGTCGCGCCATCCGATTATTCCGTGAGCAACTTTGGTTGTCGTGAATTGCTGCACGTGTACACAAGCCCTGCGACCGGGTTTAGTAATCCGTAAGATCTCAGGAATCAAATAATCAAAATGGTCAAAAAACTGATCATAGTCCTTGCTATTGCCCATATCACGATCGCTTGCGCTATAGGTATATAACGAAGCAAACGGCGGTGAAAATACGGAAAGCCCGACCGACTTGTCTGGCACGTTTGCTATTTGTTCAATGCAATCGCCCATATACATTGTCCACTTGTCACTTGATTCTGTGTTCACTTTATAAACATCCTTTCTTGTTAAGCCCTGATGAACATGGCTAATCTGTTGTTCCCTGATAGCTGCTACAATAGATTCAGCCATATCTCTGGCTTGCGATTCTTTGCGATTGATATTGGCGACGATCGTTGATTCTGCATCCGAAGTAACAATCACTACATTGACTGATCGTTGTTGACCAAACCTCCAGCATCGACGCACTGACTGATAGTACTGCTCAAAACTATCATCCATACCTAAATACATCACGTTTCGACAATGCTGCCAATTAAGGCCGAAACCGAACATTGACGGCTTGCTGATCAACGTCTTAACATTGCCAGACCTCCACGAATATTCACCGGCTATTTTCTGATCGTCAGGCGTTGCTCCCTCAATCAATACGACCTGATTACCGAGTTCCTTTGCCAACCGTCGTCCTTCATCGTTCAGCTTGCACCATATCAGCCACTGCTCATCTGATGATTTAATAATTTCTGCTGCACGTTGCACACGCCCGTCAATGGTCAGCTTTCGCATTTCAGTCCGACCGGATATGCCGCCAGCCATACCAGGAAATAGTGATCCTGCAGGTTTATAATCAGCTTCAATAGTGTCACACGTAATATAAAGATCTGGCAGCTTGTATCCTTCGCATTGAAATCCAATATCCTCAGGCGATCGCAAATACAGTGCCCACTGTGACATCCACCGCCAAAAATCCGTTTTTGCGTGACCCTTCAATCTCCAACCATCTGATCCGGACCGCTCTGAATCGTGCACAAAGAAGGTTGCCAGCATTTCTACACGGGACATTGCGCCAAGAAACTCGGAGTGATTGGCTAATTCGCTCAAATCATTTGGCGCTGGAGTTGCAGTACAGCATAGCCTGTACTTGATGCCGCTAAACTCGCTTAAAAGCAATGTACGAGTCTTGCCATCCAGAGATTTCAGGATGCTGGATTCATCCAGTACTATGGCATCGTAATGCGCTCCAATGAAATGGTGCAGCTTTTGGTAATTGGTGACCCAAATACCATCAACATCCTCAGGGCGAGAGCAATATCGGATGTCTACGTCGATCCGTTTGGCCTCTTCGATTGTTTGCTCAGCAACTGACAGCGGCGCAACGATCAGCACTCGATTCCCGATCTGTCGTGCCCATTCAATCTGCATTAAGGTTTTGCCCATCCCGCAATCGGCGAAGATTGCACACTGGCCCTTCTGAAGAGCCCATTGGACAATCTGCGCTTGCCAGTCGAACAGCATCGGGTGAACTGGGCCCGGCTCGATGCCTCGGCTATCAACCCGTGGCATCTTGCCTTGTAGGAATGCTTTGTATTTTTCTTCTTTCCGTTTGGCTTGAATCATCATCGTATCCTCCATTGTGAGTCTAGCGTTGTTCCTACTAGCAGATCACTTGCTTTCATTTGACACCTCAAATGGTCTTGCAACTATACCCGCAATTGATTTCATAGCCTGATAGGCCACTTGTCTACGCTGTTCTACTGCCTTACCTTGTGCATTTGGGTGAAAATAGGCTGCGGGTTCCAGTTTGTGTTTTGGCAAATAACCTAGTTTCCCTTCCTTTACGGCTCGGCTCAATTCAGATCTTACGTCTCGGGGCATCTTGCCTTGCACTAGTCGGACGCCCATAATACGTATGACCAACACGTTTATTTCCTCTTGAGGCCACTCACCTAGTTCAACTGCTTGGCGTGCTTGTAGAATAGCTGCTTGTTGTCCAGTCATGTCGTTCTCCTATTATTATTTAGTGTCTTCTGTGATCTCTATAGCCTGAGTATTGTTAGCGTATTTCACCCGTAGATATTGCGGCATCAACTGTGCTCTACCTCGAGCCATCCTCTCAGGCCGATATGCCAATAAGGTTTCTCGGTCGATCAGCCAGCTGCGCCCTACTCGCTCAGCGTGCAGTTTGCCACTACGTATCCAGTTCATTACGCTCTGCCGTTGATAACCAATTATATGTGCAGCTTCCGTTACCGTGATCAGATTGTGCATTTTGTTCATTTCGCAAATATACCTTGCAATATCAAATTTGTCAAAATGAAAATAATTGCATATTTTGATATTTTCCTATTGACAAATAACCAGACGTAGAATATATTCTCATCATCGACAGAGCAATTAGGCTCTCGATTAACAAGGAGACAAGGCAATGAGCTTTCAAACACGGATTGCAACATTAATCGAAAATGGTCAACTGCTAGTTTCGGAAGCTGGACGCGTTGAAGGTCCACGCTTTCGGGCAGAATATGCGATTGAAGGAAAACGATATCTAGAAGTGCTTTTTGACCCGTCAGCTGGCACTTCCGCTTATGGTCTGCCGTTGATTCTGGAATTTAAAATTCTACAAACAAGAGCGAAGAATTGGCAAGTTGAGCTTTGCTAATTTGGAGTCAATATGGGTTGCACCAATCGAGACTGCGAAAACGGACAGATAATGGTTAACCGATATTTTTCCGCTGGTGATGTGGGTGAGGACTATGCACCTTGCCACGATTGTCAGCCACCTTATGAAGGAGACAACATGGAACCAGATGATGATTATTATTTGGAGCGCGCCATTTGGCCTTGGATTGACGATCCAAGTTACGACACGGATGATGAACTTTTCGCACAATCAAGATTTGAATATGATTGTGACGATGATGAAGATTGGGAAGATTGGGAATAAAAGAAAGGAAAAAGACAATGACAAGCACAAGCAAAACTAAGGGAATGCTAGACGAAGAGGAATACATTGCTGCAATCGGAGCAAGTCGTTGCGCCAAGTGCTCAAACTACCATTTTGATGATACCGCAATCTGCTGGCACTGTCAGGATGATGATGTTTTCCGTCTATACTTTGAATGGATAGTACATAACAAGACGTTCAATGATCAGATTGTCAACACGATTGACGGAGATGTGGGACTATGACTGATGCTGATTGCCCAAACTGTGGTGGCGACAACCTGACAGATTACCCTGTCTGTCCAGGTTGCGCCGTGTTTCTACACTTCCCGGAACGCAAAATTTGCATACACTGTGAGAGGAAAGACAATGGTAAAAATGCATCTAACTATTGCATGTGATGAGTATGGCTGCAACGCATTTGATTGTTTTCCGTTGCCAGAGTCGGAACCTGGCGATAATGATATAGACCAGATTGTTGGCCGCACTTGGCACAATATAGGCCAAGGAATGTATATCTGCGATGATTGCCTCGAGAAACGATATCGGGAGCATCAAGAATATCGCCAAGAAGTCATAGATCAGTATTATCACGACCGACTATAAAATTTTCAATTATTTTCCAATTGACAAGGATACTGTAAAGCGTTATAGTGTCCTTGTCAGTTACACTTAAAACAAGGAGCAACAATGGACAAAAAAACAGCTAGATATATTTACAATAGAGCTAACGACAATGGTGATGGATTCCCATTGACCGAGCATAAAGATGCCTTGGTTGTAGATGAAATCATTGAGGCTGAATTGCAAATCGTAGCCGATCACGGAGATGGCCTGATCGAGTGTCGAGAGGGGGACGCCGCCGAAGATGCTCATTACCTGGTTGGTGGCGACGCTATGGGGCGCAACGCTTGGGCTATTGAAGTGCCATCAGAATTGCTTAATCCCGGACTGCGTGTGGATATATATTCCGGCGCTCGTGCTTATTATGATCAGATTATTCATGGCGACGAAGACGAAACTATAGGAGAAGACTAATGTCAACAGAACTCATAACGTCACCAGGCCAGATCATTGAAGCGGTGATAACCAAAGGTGATCTTGGCAAGCTTTCTCCAGAAGAGCGTACCCGCTACTATGGCGAAGTCTGCCGCTCAGTCGGGCTAAATCCACTAACCAAGCCCTTCGAATATATCACCTTGAACGGCAAGCTAACGCTCTACGCTCGCAAGGATGCAACTGACCAGCTCCGCTCTCTGCGGGGCGTATCTGTCACTATCGTCAGCCGTGAGCAGGTAGGCGATGTGTATGTCGTCACGGCTCGAGCTACTACACCAGACGGCCGCACTGATGAGAGCATTGGAGCGGTGGCAATCAGTAGCTTGAAGGGGGACGCATTAGCCAATGCTCTGATGAAGGCAGAAACGAAGGCCAAGAGACGGGTAACGCTGTCAATATGCGGGCTTGGTATCCTAGACGAAACAGAAATGGAGACTATACCCGGCGCACTACCAGTGACAGCTGGATCGATCACAGTGGAGGAAGAAACAGCTACTGACGAGCAGATTGACGCATTGTGTCGTCTATTTGACCACCTCAATGAACTAGGCGTAAAAGACGATAAGATTCTCATTGCTGTCCGCAACCTGTCAGGCCGACCAGATATTTCTCTCGACGCTCCCGAGCTGTCGTTATTGCCATCTAGTATCGTGGAGAAAATTTACACAAAACTGGATGAACGTCGAAACAAGCTAATGGAAGAGCAGGCGGCAAAATTTGAACCACCAACTGGTCTAGATAGATCAGGACATCCAATAGATGATTTGGAAAACAGTTCGTTTTAACTAAACACTGACAAGCCGCCGGGGTAACTCGGCGGCAATAACTAAGGAGATTGATGTATGTACGTTTGCACCGTGTGTCGTAGACAATTTGATGGTGTGCCAGCTCGCATAGTAGGCGAAAAGCACAGAAATTATTGGTGTCCAGATTGCACCCGGCATAATAACGCAAAGTCAAAAGAGGCTACGCAATTGAGAAATCAGGCAATTGCGGCTAGAAATAAATGCAAGTGGTGTGATGAAAGGCTTTCCGAAAATAATCGAGCGAAAAAGAATGATAATAGTAAGCACAATTCCAATATGTGCAAAAAGTGCGAACAAAAAAGCACATATAGACAACAGCTGATCAAATGGTTTACGGCGGTTGGAGTAAATGAACAACCAGAAATCGTAAATTATATCCACACGCATAAAGCACAATGGGAGAGCATACGGCAACAGAAAATTTTAAAAGAGGATCAAGCGTTGAAACAAGCTGAATCCTTGCCGCCGCTATTCCAGGCAAGTCTCGAATCACAGAATAATCAAAGTGATCAGTGGAAACTGATTCAGCAACAGATTGAGGAGTTTGAACAAAAGATAACAACATTGATCACTAAACTACAACAGTTGCAAGCGAGGAAAGGGGAATGATAATGGCTGCTAACTGGACAATTCGAGAGCTGACCCCAGACGAGTATCCCGACACGCAACTCCAGTATGAGGTGCGTGACGAGACTGGTGAAGTGGTGTCCCTGCATTACTGGGAAGAGGATGCCAAGCAAATGGCTGCTGTGCCGCTGTTACGGGAGGCTTTATCTGAAGTGGTGACATACATCGAAAAAGAAATAGTAGCCAATGTCACTAATTATTTGGAAAAGGAAGGCAAGTAATGGAACATATCTATGCTAATATAAAGAACATATTCTTAGCGTTATTGTTTGGTGCTTTGTTTTTATTTCTGGTCGATATTGCTTATGGGCAGTTTCCAGTTCCAGACGTAATTACTTTTTCACCTTCGATTTGTATCTACCACCCACAGACACTATTGACGGCCAACCCGGCGCAACGTCAAATAATAGTGCAGATCAGTGACAAGGGATATGTTGAGCCGGTTGATGGTCTGGCATATATCCGTACAGTGTACCGGTCAGATGATCCGCAAGTGAGGCGCCACGCTTTTCCTGCTGCAGTTCAATACTCAATCTACAAATGGGAGATGCTCGAGCAGGCAAGGCAAATAAACTTGCGCGCCTACTTCCCGTATATGATCCGCAAAGATATATCAGATAGAAGCATCACCTCTGCTTTGTTTCGCTACTGGTTTGGAGGTACGCTACAAATTCGATCTCAAGCTATTTATGATCTATCAGAAATTACGGAAAGTTTCGTTAACAAAGACTGTAATCTTCAGGAAGTCAAATTGAGGTAATGGGCTATTCGTCTCGAGACAAGCTGCGCATAGCTTTGGGTATTTGTGTAGACTGTAAAATTAACAATGCTGTGGAAGGAATTCAGCGTTGCCACAAGTGTCGTGCTAAAAAAAATAGAGACAATCGAGAATATACTCGACAAAAAAAACAGCGCTCTACTTGTTCAGTTTGCTTACACCGTCTGGCGGAGGAGGATCAGAAGCTTTGCAAGCGTTGTGACGATGAGCGACGGGAAAGACGCTGGCGAAAACATTGGACAAAACGAGGACGGCTGTAGTATCGTCTAACCGTGTTTGTGGAAAAATTTCATGCTGAAGCTTGGAGACCAAAACTAAAAATCTTGGTCTTTTTTTTGTTTTATATCGTCTGCTCAAATACCCCGTAATCGCTCACAATTGACCTAGAATCAATTTTTAGTCTCAACCCTATAGTTACCCCTACCCCCTATTATTTAGGACGTTGCTGCGGTCACTCCCTGTTGAGGGCAAATTGTCCCAAGCTCGAGCGTATAGATCTGACCATTGCTATCGATTACCTGGACATCATAGACATATTCCTGCCCCGGCGTCAGCGTCAGAGTCTCTGTATTTGTCGCCACAAAAGCCAATTCAACTGATCCACCGTTAGTGTTGCCGTCAATTATCTGCCCTGCAGCGGTGGAAGATGAAGTGACACTGATCTGATACTTGGCATTGGCGTCAGTATCGGTTGCCAAAGCTTTCACAGTCCAATATGCTTTGGCAATTGTCACACCGGCAGTAAGGCCCGTATACGTGCGATGTAGTTCAAATGTATCACCCGCAACCATCCGCCAGATATACACGCCGATTTTGGTCAACGGCGATAACGCAATCGTCCGCTTGTCTCCGTCTAGTGTCTGATCATGCGCCATTCGCTGCTACCTCCTGTTCAATACTATAGGCTCTCTCTGGTGTGTACGGATCATCGAGAACCAACTGCGTTTTATTGCGTGGATAGGTATAGATCAGATCTGCTTGCTCTCGAGTCAGCCAGCCAGTCTTAACGAATAGCTCCACCTCTTGAATCGTAACACGCCCATCCTGCCATCGTCGCAGGATCAGCCGATATTGGGGAGTGAGTGTAATATCAGCCATTTGTTATTTCTTCCCCTGCTTCAAGAATCATATCAATCAGGGCTTCTGCAGCTTCAAGCCGCTCTTCTACACTCGGCCCCGGTGGCGGTGGCGGTAGCGGTAGATCGGCCGGTAAGGGTGTATTGCCATCTGCGAGCCACGCCAAATATTCTTGATAGTCGATATTGTCTGGATCTGTTGGAATTTGCGCATAATCCCGCATTCTGATAATTGTATTGCTGATTGAATTACTTAATTTAAACATTGACGTTGCTCATAATTCTATAGCGAATGCAAATGTAGTAGCAATAAGATTGGTTGGACTCACATCGACCGCATCAAACCATGTTGCTCTTCCTGCAGTCAAAAGTCCTTTGGGGAACTGAACTCGTCCTCTCGAAGCTCCTAGATATGCACTAAGGTTGGCTGATGTTTCTGTAACGGTATTAGCACTTCCGTCATACAACGTAATTTTACCCGTCATGGTCAAGGTCGGAGTTGCGCGCATTGCCACTGGGTACAAAATTAAATACAAAGCGTCCGCGCTTGAGATAGCTCCAAAAGCCCAAGTAAATTGCCCAGCGTTGGCTTGAGTAAGCTTAAAAAAATATCGTTGGCACTGTAACGTGGCCGTGGTAATTGACACACGTTCGAACTCAGTTGCCGTTATGCCCAGTTCAAGTTGCACGCCTGTGATTTGCCAGTAATTTGTGCCGGCTACCTGTCCGGCTGATAAATTAACTTGCGCTGGAGAGCTTGCTGCACGATTTGCGGTTGTAGTATGCCAACCCGACTGCAAAGAGCCAGAAGTAAAACTACTGCCAGCTACTAGCCAAAAATTGATAGATAAACTATATGCATTATCATTATCCAGTGCTCCCGTGGTATCAGCAGGAAATGTAAGTGTTTTTCGCTCCCAAGTGTTTGCACTGTCGATTGTATATGTTTTACTTGCGAATCGTGAATTATCATTGTCTTGTAACTCTGCGATATAAGTACCTGTAGTACCCGACTTGACCCAAAAAGAGACAGTGACTTGTTTTGCGTTTGAAGTACCTTTTAATATGCCCTGTACGTTTTGGCCTTCAAGGCGTTGCTGAATCACGAGTTGATCTGTAGATTCAAGCGAGGCATTTGATGTTGTACAAGTCATCTTGAGACTAAGAGGGAAGCCTTGTCCGTTTGGCCCATCACTCTCACTTGTTTGAGTCCATGTTCCAACTGTACCTGTAATTAACGTGTTCCATCGATCAACCGTATAATATCCACTTAACGTAATGCCTGTCACACTGGTTTCACGTTGCCTAATTCCCATATTACCATTGATCAAGAAATTGCGAAAGCTCAATGCCTGTGCCGTTGTAGAAAGCTTGGCAGGAGTGACTGAGGCATCGGCGAGTTTGGCCGTGGTTACTCCTGTGTCAGCAAGTTTCGCTGTAGTAACGGAGGCGTCAGTCAAAGTTAACGATGTTCCACCAGCAGCCTTGGAGACGTCGCCAGAAAATGAAGTTGTTCTGATATTACCAGCACCATCAAACTCAATGCCGCCTGTAACTCCAATGTACTCAGGATTGCCGGTTGAAACGGAGTCTCGACCAATTAACTTATCGCTTGCCATTTCGGCAAGTTTGGCCAACGTTATAGCATCATCTACAATCGTCCAGGTAGCACCGCCGCTACTAACGTTTATATCTCCCTTTGATCCGTCAGTCACCGCACCGCCAACGTTTACGCCAGTCTGATCATCACTTGCCCAACTAGCCCCAGATGGCAAAGTAACTGTCACAAATGGGTAACTGCCACCATTATCGTATAAATAAAGGTTGACTGTTTGAGTAGTAGCATCAGCGTTGTATAGCATTATCGACTTTACAACACGTCTAGTGTTGGCCGCAGGAGCTGACAAAATATCTGTTACGTTTACGCCGTTCAATGACGTCGGGTCTATACCTTCCACGAAAGTCGTTATTGTTGTATCTGCGTATGTAACGATCACAGAAACATTAGTTGAGTTACCCGAGCTTAGGTTAGCTTGTAATTTTCGTGTTGTAGTATCAAGAACAACTAACATAAATTAGTACCTTTACGAAATAAACCAAGCGTATTTTCTGCCGTCTACAATGTCAGCTGCACCGCCACCAATTTGTGGTTCCCAAGTCAATACTCCTGCCGTTGTAGAAGATAACACGTAGCCACTAACTGGCGGATATGATGTCGGCCATTGATATAAAGGATTCGTTACTGTTACAATGGTTGGAGTGCCAGCAATTCCAGTTGAGCTAATTGGGGTTATTCTGATCTGCGTTCCAACAACAAGGCCAGGTAGCTCAACGGCTCCACGCCCTAGCCCGTCTGGGACTGCATCAAGCACTGGCAACCAATCACCATCTTGCGGCCGTTGTATTTCTATTCGTGCTGTTTGACCACCAACAAAATTCCCAAAACTAAAAGTTATACGGCCATTGTCTACAGTCGTAAAACTTACGGTTATGCCTGTCACAGCCGGCGGTGTCCCTGCTATCCATACACTAGCAGTATTTAGGCCCACTGTGCGGACTGTGGCGGCACTTGGAAATTGCAAGTCTGAATATTGTCTCGCAATAATATCTACTACATGTTCTTGTGAAATCTTTAATTCTTCAATACGGAATAACTGATTACGGAGACCATAAAGTGTATTATGGTTGACACAAATTATGTCGCCCTCTTCCAGTAATAATGCCTCACCAGTTGCTTGAAAAGTGCAGAAAAAATCGTTGTTACGATACTTATATCTTGCCGCTTGCACTAGCCTGTCGGCTTGATGATAGTTATCTACACAAGCCCCACTTATATCCATCTTATTTATTTTGTTGATTTGCTCTTGATGGTCATAATCATTTTCTCTTAATTCTGTTTGTTGAAAGTCTTGTGTACTATCGGTATATGTAATAACAAACTGGTTTAAGCTTGATTGTCTTTCACCCAGTGGCCACTTGAATGTATCTCTGATTATGTTACTTCGTGACAGTGCTCCAAAAGCAGAATCGGCAAAAACAGCATGAACGTGAACAACCTGTTCAAGTGCAGCGTGTGAGTAGGTTAGACCTTGTTCTAAAATCAAGTTACCAAGTTTTGATCTTAGTAACACAATATTGGCGTTGTTCTTATTCCATAACGCCTCAATATAGCGATTAAGTGTAGCGTTAGCATTTATTCTAGTTGCCAGTTCTGCCGCAACTGCTCCGTTTGTTGGATTGTTTCCAGTCGCGTCTAACCCCCCGCCTGTTATGGTTACGCCATCAACTACAACAATAGCAGGGATTCCAGTTTGAGCATTCTCGATTGTGAAATAGTTCCAGGCTGGTGTGTCGACTGTCCCTTCAACAAATGTTGGAGAATAACGCGTTCCCCCTTGTGTGATGGCTAGAGTTAAGTTGTTTGCGCTTGTTGAATATTCGATGCCAGAGATTGTTCTAGTTTCACTAAAATCTGTTCCAGCACCAATAACTGCATAGATCTCATTAACAGCTAAGCGTTGCCACGCAGTCACGTCTTCTATTGCGATCGTTGTCGCCGTTGGAGTAGTGGCGGATCTCAACAAACTAGTTACTGCTTGACGTTCTGATTTTATCTGTAACTTACCGTCTGCACCTGTCACTAAGTAGCCACGGAAGGACGGTAAAAGATGCTTAAAAATAAAATCAGTGATCTTAATAGGTTCTTTAATATGCCAGTTACTTGTGTATCGTTTGCGGTAAAAAGTTGTGGCTACTATTGATGTCGGCGGATTTTCTGGATCATAAGCGTTATAATCAGCCCCTAATTTTTGCGGTCGATTCGCATCAATAGGATTCAAGATATATTTATAATATGCAGTATCTAAGATGCCTGTTGATCTGTATCGCTTCCAGTCCGTTCCGGCTGTCCCTTGATTTTGATCATACCAGAATTCCTCACAACCGGAATCGTCTCTTAATGGCTCATTACAATACTCAGCAGTCTGGTATGCCGTAATATCATCAATCCAGGTTGCGTCATAGTTCAGACCTCGACTATCAGTAAGCAGGTAGCGTAATTGCTCAACTGGATTGTCTGACCAATCATTACCATCAAAGCTAGATGTGTTTATCGTTGGAATTTTATTCCACAGCACAAGTGCCGCAATTGTTGGTGCTGGATCTCCAGTATCTGGATTATTGCCCTCAATAGTAGCTTCTACATACGCACGATGTGAGTAATACTCTTCACCTAATAACAATGACGTAGTCTGTTGACCTGAAACAAAGCCATATTCTCCCGTGTGCTCATACTTAGCTTGAAACGTAGTAGCCCAACCGGCTGTTGTATTTCTTACGTCAGCAAACTGAGTAATAACACCTTCTCCAGCAATAAAATGTCCGTAGAGATACTGGCCAGTGTCAGCATAAAGAATAGGAATCAGATCGATCTGTGTACGTCCTAGTCCAACTGGTACACTCTGGCCTAATGGTAAGTTATCCGCGCTTGACCATTGTTTAGTAGCTCGACGAGACCCAAACAAGGATGAGACGCCAGCAGGACGTGAGTTAACTTTAAACGAGCCAATAACAGCCTTATATCTAAACCCCTGGAATGCTTTTTGATTGCCGTATTCTACGCACTGAGTATATGACTTATTGCATACACTGGCTTGTCGGTAACTTTGCGCTTTGTCTGCTATCTGTTGCCCGGCCAAACATTCTATACCTTTAAATTTCAAGGGACACTTAACATCAAACTTTTTGAACGGTATTTCATTATCTATAGAGCCAAGATCTTGCTTGGCTGTTATGGTGACAGATTCATTGCTTATATCGCCAGGTTTAGCACAACGGCCAACAAAAAGAATTAAAGAATCTTCGTCAAGTCTACGGCTAATGCTTCGGACTAATACCCGATATCCTTCAAGATTTATTTTGTTCAGCCACTGACTAACAGTCTTGTCAACGTTACTTAAATTGATTGTGACGCTATTAAACTTATCTGCAAAATATCTTGTGATGTTGCTTCGACTGATTACTTGCTGATCATATAACCACCCATACCAAACCACAGCACTGGCCGCGAAACGTCGCTCTGCATTACTTGGAATCAGGTCAGTTACAGACGGCGGATAAAACTCGAATAGATCAACCGGCATTAAATCACGGTTCGGTGATACTAATATTCCGTAAAGTGTATTACTGACAGTCTGCATGTTAGTCCGGATATTTTATTATTCGCGCCTGTCTACTTTGTGACCAATAACGTGAGTGACTGCTTCTAGAATATGAACTGTAACGACAATTGCTAAGTGTCTCTCCAGTGTGTGGATACACCATCGAAAAAGAAATACCGCCACGGGTCGATGCATAGTGCTGATCTAAGATTGTTGCTTGTTCTAGAGATAACCCGTCCCACACAATTTCAAACTGTCTAATGGGTGTGCTAAGCGTTGTGTTACCTACTGTCAACGTATCATCAAAAGTAACTTGATGGTTACGCCAATCGTTCATTATTTCTTGAAAAGTTACATGTAGTGGCGCACTAGAATTGTTGGACGGCTGAGGGAGTGGCACCGGCGAAGTAAACTGCCACAGAGATGAACCCGTTGGCCCAGTTTGTGTGCCTGGCGATATTTGTCCTGTACCCGCGCCGACATTTGGCCCGTAGATAACTTCCGCCTCAATTCGTTGGTTGTGACAACACATGGACACAACTGCCTCGAGTGGATAGGTGACTACTTTTTTTGATCTGTAAATTATCTTGTCGTCAATCAAATATGTGATGAAGTCACCAATTTGACGGAAGATAATTTTTTGACCACTGTTCGTCCAGAGGCCATCATACCAGACTTGCGGAAAGTTACCTGACCCGTCATACACATATACACCGTTAGCCGGTCTTGGTGGCGAACCTGTCGTCCAGGTTCCACTTGTTATGTATACACAATGACGCCAGTTGTAGAAGTTACGCGGTGCTATGGCACCAGGGTTTCCATCAATCAAACCAAAATACGCGCGGCCATTTGGGTTCCTACCGCTGATGGTGTAAACCAACTCCCAGGATTGATCAACTAGCTCTTTGAATGCGTTTTTAGTATACGCGACAGAATTACCAATTGACATTGCGTCTGTACCGCAATCATCTAGACGAGTGTTAGCGTTTAAAATAGAAAAGCCATCAATAGTTGCATTAATAGAAACAATCCACTGCGGCGGCGCAGCATCACCAGTTGATGGCCCAAAATATTCGATAAATTTTCTTACTGGCATTATTGTCGCTTTTCAAGAATAACAGTCATGGAATTATTCCAGGCTCGCAACCTGTTGTTAATAGTAGCCGATAAGTAACGAACGTTCTCATAAAGCACACGATCACGGCGATGATAAAAATCAAAGCTGGTTGTCGATCCACGCATTGAGTTATAATGCTTGGTTATTTGGTTAACTTCTGCTTGTGTTATTCCGTCGTAACTTAGTTCCCAGCGTTTAGCCCCGGTAACATGTACGTTGCTTGTCGTAGTGCCGTCTTCAAATTCAAATAACTTTGCGGCATAACTAATTGGTTGATCAACCAAAATAGATATATATGGCCCAGTGTATAAAATGCCGTCTGGATAGGGACTGGTTAATTTAGGGATACCAAACGTAGTAGTTAAAACTATTCCTGTCGGTGAAACTTCCCAATCACGAGGCCCAACATCAGGCAAGCCAAACGTAAACGTTGGACTAAATGCAGCTAGTTGTATCACTCGACCACGTGTTACTGCTGGTTCAGAAAACGTTGCTGATAACAGAAATCCTATAGCTTGAATAATTGGAATCTGGGGATATCCAAAATAGACTTGGAAGATTGCGGGTATAGTTTGAATTATTGGGATTTGTGGAGTACCAACAATAATTGAAGGTGTAAAGCCAGTGGGGCGGATGATCTGACTTTGGCCACTAAGAATCGGCAAGCCAAACGATGTAGTAACTACAAAGCCTGGCGGAGTAACGTTAGGATTGCCCTGGGATAATGTCGGTTGTCCAAAGTATGCATTAACTATAAAGCCAATTGGAAGAATTGCTCGAACATAAGTGATTTCTATAAACGGCCTGAGTCCAGTCCAGACTCCTGCTATTGTTGTGAAATATTCTGCAGCAGCAAATGACGCACTATTGCTTTGGTTTGTTGTGCTTGGCGTTCCACCAGATACATCACGGCTATGCCTAAGAACAAGCCCCGGATAACCGCCACCTTTAGTTGCAAGGTATGTGCGCCCAGTAGAGTTAAGTGTTAACGTTGTGTAATCAGGCGGTGATACTAAGTTAAAACTTGCAAAAGAGGTTGTGTTAAATACTACGCTAGTACTTGAAGTTGTCAGGTTACTGCTTGCCCATACAGCATTAGGGTTGTTTGTAAAATAATTTATTTGATCTGGTACATCAAAGTTATGTACTTGCAAGTTAAAACCACCCGTATTGATTCGCGAGGTCATAGCAAGATACAAAACAGCTTGTTGCACCAGTATCGCTGTCGGTATACTGGTAAAGTCAAACTTGATATACCCACGGCTAACCGTGAAGTCGTTACTGGCAAGCCTGCTTGATTCAGCCGTTAATATTGCATCAGTATTGAGAGCAAATCCGATAGCAACGGATAACGTACCATTGGCATTCCTTGCGTCAAAATAATTTGTTGCAGAACTTGTAATAGTGCCATCAAAATCAATAGTGTTACCAAATGCCTGAGCATAATCGGTCAAAGTATCAAAGCCGTATGAGAGGGCTGGAATATAACGATCTGCAATAAATTCATCCCAGTAATGCAAAAGCCACCACAACGGTTTAAATGCTTCATAAATTGTTTGTGCATACTTGGGGAAGGAATAAACAACTGCGACGCACTCAAGGCCGTTTAAACGATAATGAGCGGCATTTGGTGTCAGCTTTTCAATGCAAAGTTTTGATTTAAGATCTAGTTTCTTGCGAAACCATTGACCGAGTATGGGCGTGTTAGCAAGTCCAACAATAATTGCTTGATGTTTTTCAAACCAGTCTTTTGTGAACGCTTGCCAATAGCCAACCATAGCATACTAGACTAACCTAAATATTTTGTTTGTTCCGTTGTCAAAACTGACTGTAATGTCTCCACCGTTTGGCGTAATCGGCAGACCAGTTGTGGCCGTGTCGATTATGCAAATTAAAGGGGAACTTGCGCTTGTTCCAGTGTCTTTGTAGATTACCAGTTGCGTTACGCTGCCAGAGTTTGTTACCGCTGAAAAAGTAACATCCGCAGCGTCAAAGATACCACCCGTGACGGTCTTTGAGGTTAGCGTCTGCGGTGTACCAAAGACGTTAGTTCCTAGATCTGAATAATATTGATGTCCGTTAGTCGCTGTGTTTCTAGTATAGCCTGAACCAACCAAAGCAATTTTGATTGTGTCCGTGTCTAAATCAATCGATGGCGATTGCGACAACAAACTTTGACGCGCTAAACCATATAGCTCACTTGCCATTTTAAAACTCTCCAAGTAAGTCACGCCGAAGCATTGAGCGTGCTTCGCCGTTACTTTTATAATCCTGAACAAATTTGTTGATTACAACTCCGGGTTCCGTCTCAGCCCTGATAATAATTACAGTTGGCTCTACAGAACGCCTTGCACCTTGCTCCACGACAGTGGATCCTGATTGCCTGTCTTGCGCCAAGAATGAACCGCCATTGTTAGCATTACCACCGGCACCGATTGCGGATAACCCAATCGAAGCAGCAGCGGCCACACCAGCAACTGCCCCATAAAACTTAGCCGCCGCAAAGTGTGAGGCTGCACTTTTGGCATTTCCTAGTGCAGCAGCTGCGAATCCTTCCGCCAGGTTGAATAGAGCTTTGACTGCCGCCTGCGAAGCTAGAGCACTAATTATCTGTGCGGCCATTTGCTTGAACGCCTGACCACTTAACTTGCCAGTCAACAAGAACCCTTGCAACATATTTTGCAACCCATTCGCAACGCTACCAAACACATCAAGCATCATTGTTTGGAAGTTACCCATTTGACCAGATATCACGGACAAAGCTTCACTTGCCGAAATCTTTAGTTGATCAAACAGGCTCACACCTTTATCTGCAGCTTCCTGCGCTTGTGAGCCTAACATTGAGAGAGCGGAAGACGGATCCGCAGCCAATGCTTCCATTCTTTGCCTTTCAGCTTCGATCATCATATTTTGCAAAGCTTGTGATAGTCTCAATCTTTCGTCGAATGTCTTCTTTGCTTCCTCTCTGATCTTCTCTTCACTCTGCGTTATCCTGTCTTGCCGTTGAATTTCAAACTGTTCTTCCGCTTCGACTCGTCTACTTTGCACGTCCAGCAATTGTCGGTTTGTTTGAGTAGCTAGTGCTGAGAGTGTACTTAATTCCAACTCAATTACACGTTGCTTAATAACGTCAGCCCCTGCCGTTATTTGATCTAATCGAGCTTGTGTTATTTTCTTTTCTATCTGTTGCGCTTGATCAATTAGCTTGCTCTCTTCATCACCTAATGCGGCAATACGTAATCGTTCCTGCTCGGCCGTAAGGCGTGCAAAGCGTTGTAAGGTGTTATCGGAAAAATCACCGAATAAGGTTGTGCTTGTTGGTCTAGTTGCCGCTGATTTGGCTGCTTGTGTAGTCGTCTTTTTTGCTGCTTCACGTTGCGCTTGTAGAGCTTTCTTTCTTGCTTCTACGTTTGCGGCTGTTGTGATTGGCTGGTCAACTTGCTCGAGCCTAGCAATGGCAGCTGCTTGCGCTTGATTTTTCTTGTCTTCTTCTAGCTTTGTGGCGAGAGCTGGATCGAAAGCTTCAACGCTTAAATCACCCAAAGCATTTAGTGCGTTGATCAACCTTGTGCCAATTGAGAATGCTAGACCCTCAGCCTTAATCGCTAAGATATCTAATTGCTTTCCAAACTTGTCAGCCGCTTCAATTTCTTGCGTTGTCAACAACACACCAAACTCATCAGCCTTTTTTATCAGGTTGCTAAAATTGCCGTCCATTTCTCCCATAATTTTGAGCAGGGTTGTGGCTTGTTTTCCAAACAACTCAACAGCCAGAGCAGTCTTTGCGGAACCATTTTCCATATTCGCCAAACGTTCGATGGCTTGACGAAAGGCATCATCAACAGATCCGCTAATATCTATTCCCAGTGCAGTAAAGGTGTCACGCAATTCATTGTTGCCATCTTTGGCCGCTTCGATCTGCTTCTGGAAAATTACGGTTGATGTTGTCAGCGTCTCGAAGGATTCGCCGACTAAACCAGCTCCAGCTTTGAGAGCTTGAAGCGTTTCCAATTCTAAATTGCTGACGTCCTTTAGATCGTTTAGACTGCCAGCATATTCAGCCGTTTTCATCGTAGCGGCCCCAGCCGCTACACCAACCGCAACGAGTCCCCCGGCTACACCAGCCATTGCAGCAGCGTTGCCGCTAAGGTTTGGTATCATCGAAGCGACGGCATCACCAAACAACCCAAACTGTGAGACGTAGCCTTGCAGTTGTGATCTTGCCGAGTCCCCAAAGCTTTCACGAAATTGACGGCCTGAATTGTTGACTTGTGTGCCTAGAGTCTCAAAGCGTTGGCCAAGTCTTCTTAACTGGTCTCCAGTCTCGGCCGCCATTCCTTCCACGACACCGCGCAACACCTGGAAAGCTTGCACGGCATCGCTAGTGTCGGCATTAACCTTGAATAGCAGTCCAATTTGATCTCTATCTAGTGCCACAATCGCCTACAATCACGCTACAATGCGTTTTTATTGGCAACCCTATAGTTACCCCTACACTAGGATCTTAAGACGATTTGACGGTCATTTGCGCCCCAAATAGCCGCAGCTCGTTCGTCTTCCCATTGTTGCAATCTAAATGCCGCCGCATTGTCGAAGTCAAAACTAACTGCGGTATCAACCAGGCCGAGCAACTTGCTCGGCCGTGTCCCAAACTTGGCCGCCGTCAGTGCTATCGTCAGCAGGTCGCCCCCCTGCTCGTTTCTGACGAAATCGCTGCAGCTTTTCCGGCTGCACCTCCCCGGATGTTGTTTTCACTGGCACACCCGGAGAGCCAGCTTGCACCCAAGCAGTTAAGAATCGAAAGTCCTCGGCGTCTAACTCCGACAAGGCAAGCACGTCCTGACCATCTCCAGTAATAGACACTTGCGGTTCAACGCAAGAATAAATAACAGCTTCAGCAAGAAATGATAAACCATCAATAGTTTCATCTGCAGAAAACTGCACACTAGGATTGACACCACCTTGCTGTGATTCCAACATAGCCCGCAAAAAAGATTGTGGGATTTTACCGGCAGCAATCCAGAGATCTAGCGGTGGCCGACGCATTGTAAAAACTGCGCCAGACGGCAGTGTAATCTGTCCAGTCAATTCTACCGCCTGACGCTGTTGCCTGTAGTCGCTTGCTTTCATTGTTAGTTTGCCGCGCCTTGATGCCAGAAGTTTCCAATCTGATCACCGGCCGTACGCGTAGTAATAGCTAGCCCATTGAACTCAAATGGCGCTCTGCTCTGATCTTTGCGAGTAACCGTGAAATTGAAGCCCGCCCTGTTAAAGGTCTTGTAGAGCTGGACTACCCACCACTGGTTAGTTCCCAAAATATCCTGTCCAATCAGAGCAACGCTATAAGTGCTGATTGTGGACAGGCCGCCCATAGTAAGCTGCTCGTATCCGGTAGACGTGTTAGTGTCAACACTTCTCGTGCCACCGACAGTCATTTTCTCCAGCAGTGACCAATTGAAGACCTGCAAAAATTCGCCCTTTACCGTTGCACGCTCGCTTATAATTCGTGACAAGTGGGGCGCTGTAAGTTCATCCGAAGTAAAATCTTGAATTTCTGGAACATATTCAAATGTAGTACCGCCAACGGTCATACCTAAATGGATTGTGTTTGGGTTGGCTGTATCGTCAGGCGTTCCGTCAGTATGCAGTGTGAGCCGTGAGCTTGCTGCTGGAACGGCAACGTTAACCCATACGTCAGCCGGGCCTAAAATGATTTCATTTGCATCGTAATTTTTTGCCGTTCCGGCCATGTTACTTCTCCTTCTTTGCTACTTGCTTTATCAAGTCTTTGTACGGTGTCGGGTCTAAAGATGGACGATAATCTTTTGTCTCCGCTTTTGGATCGAAATAACCAAGTGTTAGGGCGATATAACAATAACGCTCCTCACCTAATGCTTCATGTGTCCAGGGTAGTGGAGGCAAGTTAATTGTTTCTGCGATTTTTCGATAATCCATGTTATCTCTCCAATAGTTGCACGTTGAGGATTATACGCGAATCGGTACGGTATATTGTATCGTTCTGCCTTAATATCCCGAATTGATGCTCAGTTACTTCCCATACTGGTTCCGTTACGGTGTTACTTGTAGCACCAATTAGGTCACTGATTGCCATTGTTCTCAATACTCTATCGACTGCTAGAGTGTACTTTAAAATTGATCGTTGCAACGTATATGCGTCTATACCATCGATTGCGATGTCAATATAAATTTCAATATTGCTTTTGATATAGGCATCATCATCACTTTGCTCTAACTGTTGACCAGCAGAAGAAACAAACAAAGCAGGAAAGTTAAGCGTTATGGGCGTTGGTGTCCGATATTCTACAAAGTTGTTTAAACTTGCATCAATCTCAGCAAGTGAGGTAACGGTTGAAGCTTCTAAATAAACTTGAATATTATTTAGAATCCGCAAGCCAAACTCAGCCGAATATTTAGAAGTAATATATGCCACTATTTGAACCCTTAGTTATCGTCTACCCGTTTGGAGATTGAAGCCCGCATCTCTAGCACCACGTTGTATAAAACGATATAACCTAGAAACAATCCTATCGACGTCTTTTGCCGTAGGTTGAATTATTGGCCGAGCAGCCATTCTTTTTGTACCTCGCTGGTGATAACGTGCATAGTAAACAGCAGAACCCATTGTTACGCTTAGCGGAGTCTCTTCATAAATTTGATCAACGCCTTTTCTGCCAGCTACAGAAAAAGAACGACGTAAACGCTCAGTCAGAACTAAGATTGGTTTGCCTGGATATTTTTTTTCTTTCCAGGCTTTGTAGCGTGGTGATAACGGTGTCCAAGTTGTACCACCTCGAGATCCTTGTGCATCAAACTCTTCTAAGGTAGCCCGTAGAAAGTACATGTGAATTTCTGGCCACACTTCTCTAAAGTCTCGAACAAGACTTGATAGATTTTTGAAACCTCGACTGGCTCTCTCTGTACCATCCACGCGGATCGAAAAATTCACGCGAACATTCCTCTTCCGTTGCGATAACTATCGGCTACCATTTGTGCCCTTGGCGGCAACGGTTGATTGATTACGGCTATGCCATCAATCGCAACTGCACGCGCAAAAGCTTGATCTTTGCTACGCCATAGGTTTGCAATAGTTTCAAGCACAGCCTCTTGAACCTCTTCAGGTGTTTTGTCGTAGCCCCACTTGGCTGTGACTCCTACTCGAATGCCAGCAGGCCAACCAACATAGTCAACTTGATTAGAGAACTCTGCAAAGAAAAAGTCTCGCCGTTCGTTCAAGGCCTCAAACGTGCTGTAATTTTCACCGTATCGGCGCGACAAGAAAAATTCACCTGGCGTATTCTGTTGAGCATTCTTGTATGGATTCACCTCAATCCAATTTAGAACGGCAAAGCCTGTCGGCATTGTCACGATTGGCGTTGGCGTAGAAAGGTATGGATCAACTTTTAGATAGTCCGTACCCGTGCCCCAGTAATAACGTAAACTGGCCGTCTGTCCACTTGAGCCTTGTGCAAAGTAACCGTCTGGTAGAGAGCACGCCGCATCAAAAATCCTTGCAGCTCGAGGAATCATACGGATAAGCAAGTCTTCATCGCTATCCTGAGACTGATAAACGTATGCTCTAACTTGCTCGAGGCTAACATAATCACTTGCGGCCACTTTGTTTTTTCCTCTCTAACGGTGGACGTCTTATCCGTTTATTCCAATCGTTTCGATAATCATCATCATAGGGCGTTGCAATTTGGCGTTGAATTAGTAGCTGTGCAACACTGGCCGGTATATCTACTATGTCACCAACAATGAGCAGGCCAAAAGGCTTGACTAGCTTAATCTTCATTTTTGCACTCCGCTGGCTTGCCACTTGTAGCCCAGTCATTTAGATATTGATGCTTGATCTTCCAGTCATTTGTTGGCCAAGTTGAAACAACTTGCAAGTGACCAAGTTTAATATGGTTGGCTTGATATATACTTTTATTATATTGTCTCCATTTTTTCCAGAAATAGATATCGGCATCTATCCTGTCATCGCTCCAATCGCCATTGGTATCAGGTTGCGACCATAGCCACGGTTTCGGTATTTCTTGCAATGCTTTTAGTTTAATCAAAGTCATGCCAAAATGGCCTGTCTCAATGGGGGTTATGTCGGGCGCAAAGTCGTCTAACGTGGCTGACTTTTTCAAGTCACCAAACTCATCACGCATTGTGAAAAGGAATTGTTCATTGTTTCGCCTCACTTGAACGGGAACAATAGCATCGGCGTAGGAATATTGAGCTGCAAGCGTTAGCAATTCCTTTACGTCATCAGCCGTAAATAAGGTATCGTAATCTAAAGCAATTGCCCACTCGATGTTATTCTCTATTAAATGACTTAATGCTCGTTGCGTTCCCTGTTCCCAAAATGCGCCACCATATTTATAGAGTGGAATATTGAATTCTGCAGATCTTAACGCCTGCCAAGCGCAACCCCAGTGGTCATTCCACCCGAGTCTAGGGACACTCATAAAGGCCGACACTCGAGCTTTTACTTCAATTCTATTCTCGAGTTGTTTCGTGTTCGATCGTTTGTAGCCTTGCAGATTCAGGCTCACGGGTAATGACGAACAATCCTTTATGTCTGATACCCATGTTGTGATATCGGACAAACCCACAAAGCTCAACATCTCTGTTAGTTTTTTTGTGGTGTATATGCTTTTATGGTAATCGTTGTCATCAACTTGGCCACCCATAACATAGCCCTCAATAGGTAAGTTATGAATGTTATAATTATTAACTATCCATTCAAAGTTAGGAACAGAAATTCTAATTAATCCATCCGGCTGTAAAACTCTCACCCACTCTTTAAGTACCTCCACCGCTTCACGGTGTCCAAAGTGTTCCAGGATATGTGATGCTCGGATTTCTTCGATGCTATTGTCTGCATAACCAGGAAGAGGGAAAACTTCCTCGTTATGCAGACGATCAATAGTTTTGAACCCGGCTATTTTTTGCAAGCCTCCGCCTAGATTCAGCTTCATTGTTTAAAGTTCCTTTACTACGGTGCTGCCGTATTCCGCAGTTCCTGATGGTGATTCATCGAGCTTGTCTAAAAACCCGATTGCGGCAACTGGTATATTTGAGTTAGTGGAACCAGACGGCACAGTCAATGCTACTCGCAAGTATCGTTTTCTGTTTCCATTTGAACGATCGACAAAGAATCGCACTGATTCAGAAGCACCTACTGCAGCAGCACCCGTTGAGAGGGCTGTTAGTTCAGCGAAGTTTGTAACAACTGTGTCGTCGCTTTCAAATATCTTGATTGAACTTGGCGCAGTACCAGCTCCGGCTAAAGCTCCAAGAGTAACCATGATCTCAGCAGATCCAGAGTCCAAGCAGTCCAAGTTAGCCGTTACCGTTGCCCCGTGTGTTACGGTAGCAGGCACCAACAAGACAGTTGATTTTATATTTTTTTGATTATTCATTTAGATCACCTCCTTAGCTAGCAGCCGTAATGAGTCCAACAATCGGCCCGGCAGCAGTTGTGTTGCCAACGTCATGTATGTTGATGTCGAACCGCTCGGTGCCACGAATGGCAAGTTGATCCTCAGCGAACTTGTACTCGCTCGAGAGTGCCAGCGAGAGCAAGCGGCGATCGCCAAAGGTAGAGCCAAGCCGGAAGTTGCCGAGCAGCGCGCAAATTTGCGAGTTTGCTTCTGTGGTTGGCATTACTTGTGACAGTACAACAGGATAACCAAGGAAGCGAGCAACGCCACCATTGGCAATATCCGCTATCACGTTGCCGCCGGCCGCAGTCTGGAGTTTGTGTGCAACAGTATCAAAGAACGTTGCCGACATAATCCACACTGCACCATTGCGAGCGTAGAGCGGTAGTTTACCAAGCACGCCGTGAAAGTCTCCCAATATGATGCCGCTATAGATGTTATCGCTTGCTACCTGTAGCCCCTTTATGTTAGCGATTGTGTTATCTACATTGCGCAGTTTTGTGCGAACGCCAGTGATACCACCGTATGTGCTAGTACCATCGCCGTTGAAATAACACTCGTCTTCTTTTTGTGAGAAGGCATAAGCGATCTCACCAGCAAGGTCGTCACCAATGCTGATCATTGCGTCTTCATTCAGCTCACTAGACCAGAGAGTTAATGCGGCCAGCTTCTTCGCAACTAGGTTGACTTGATCGAAATTCTTGTCACTGGTTGTAATTGTGGAAGCTTCGCCAACAAAGTACGCTGTAAGTCCACCTGTTCGACGAGGTATGGTCAGCGTATCTGACGACATGGGCACGACTCGCGCCACCTGACGGGCAACGCCGTAGGTTTCTCGCAGGTCGATGATGTCGGTCGAGAACTCTGGTGGAACCAGGTATCCGCCTAGATAATTGGTTCCGTCGCTCATTGCCTTGGTCTGGATGCCGTTAGCATCGCACCATTGCTTACTAGCCTGATCTCCAACGACTGCGCCCTTGAACCACTTGCCGAAGCGATAGGCGCGCTCATCAGCAGACTTACCCGCCACAGTACCTTTAAAATTCTTCACCTTGCTGACACGTGAAAACTCAATTGCCGGGGCAGGAATGACGGCATCCGCTTTCGTAGTCGGCGTTACGCTGTGATTATAGGTGATTGCCGCACTCTTCAATGCTTCGATCTCCTCAAGTTGCTTAACTTCAGTTTGAAGTGTAGCAATCTGTTCATTACGTGTTTTGATCTCTGTAAGTTTTTCTGAAGGAATAGTGGCCACGTCTGAATGCGTATCAAATACGCTCTTTTGTGTAGCCTTCAAATTATTCAGCTCGATTATTTTCTCTTGAAGTTTAGTCATATAACCTCTATATGTTGGCTTGTAATTTCAAAAAGTCATAATAAATAGCTTTGACATCTTCCGTTGACGTTGTTTCATTTTCGGGTGTATAGCCGAGCTCCTCAGCCATTTTCCGTAATCTGTCGCAAGCCTTTTGAAGATCATCGGCCATTGTTTGGCAAGTCTTACCGTGTTCTAGACTGCCTTTTCTTTTTTGTGATTTTCGGATTGAATCAATTTCTTTGATTCGCGTCATAAGTGACTCAACAGCGTTATGCGCTAGTTGATAGTGGTTTTGAAACGTCAAGCCGGTAAGCGACTTAGAATCTGTAATAATAGCGTTATTATTGGCTGGAACAGTAACAGGAGAAAACTCATATAATTTGATCTGTTTTAGCAAGTACACTTTATCTAAATTCATTTCGTCGTAACTTGTCATTGCTTGCTGCTGTTTATCAATAGGCATATTATATTCAGCCATTTTATTGATCATACCTAGCTTGTCAGTTACTTCATAATCTAGCACTTGATATCCGATTGATAACTTTTTTATCACACCGTCGCGAATGAGTGTCATTGCCTCAAGACCTTTTTGTGTCCTGCTTATTCGTGACTTTGTTATTAACCCATAATTATCTTCATTCGCTTCTAGCGGAATACCAATCGGCGACATCCAATCATGCTGGTAACACACAACACCTTCTTTCAAGAAACGTGGTATATCACTCAAAAATGCGCCAGGTAGAATCATATCGCCAGCATTGTCTAAGTTGAGCAATGCCGCAGCATATCCAGTAAACTCTCCAGCAAATTGGCCAGACTCAATAATCTTTGATTCTTTGACGTCAAAAGAAAACGTTTTGCGTTGCAATGTGTTGTTATCCATTATGATTCCTCATCAATTGTATTGAGTCTTTTCACTTTTGCTTTAGCCCATGAATAGCCCGGATCTCCCCCCCATAAAGCCCACGCAATGCGCCCTGCGGAAGGGTAGCCGTCTTCACCAGGGCTAAACCCTTGCCCCTGCTTGTCGACTTCGTGGCGGGAAAAATAACTAAACATCCGGCGTACCGTTCGCGGTGATAATTCTACACCGTTGCTTATATCTCTAGCCCTTGCAACTCCAACGGCAGTCCCACCTCGGTTATATTCTTTTCTCCAGGCAAGGCCACGTTCAGCTTCCTGTTTCATTGCAGCCGTTGGTTTAAGATCTATTTCTATTCCACGATACTGTGCTTTAAATTCTGTGGCTACAACCGGAATGTGTACGCAACGGCACGAGGCTCCTCCAGCACATTGAGGATTTGGCACGTCTGGAATTTCGCCAAGTTGTCCACTGGCTCCATCAGCGGATGCACAAGGCCCACAAGTTACGTTGTCCAACACGGCGGAATAAATCAAGTAATCGATTTCATCCGCTTTCTCAACAATCTCCGCATCACGTCCTTGTGACAGTGCCCAGTTTGTCGCTTCTGCTGCCGCTCTAGTAACGCTTGCCGTGGAACCGTTGACCAACGTGTCACGCACTGCTTCTGGTACTGGTTGATTAAGTAGCGTCGCAGATATGGCCGCACCTGTCCCACGTGCTTGCACGTCATTGGCTACCCTCGAGACGATTGCGCCTGACATTGTGGTAAAAAGTTCATCGTTCAGCTTTGCACTTGAATCACCTATATCTGTCTTTCCTTGATTCCTGATTTCATCAATCACGAGCTTTGCACCACGAACAAACAAAGCCGCCAGCAAGAGATAAATACTACGATTGTCACGTTCGGTAGGTGTCACGGTAGCGGTGTAATACTCAGACGGCTCGAGGTTGTCAAGCGTGTCTTCTAGCTCATTGTAATACTTTTGCCGTAGTGACAATAAAGTGCCATCCAGTTGCGCTTTACCTTGGCGATAAGCCTCTTCAAGCTGTTTGAGCATTCTTGCTTCTAGTTGCGTTGGCTCTCGACTTAAAAACAACCCATTCCACTCAATTGATTTGGTTATACGTGAAGAGTCAATTGACTTAGATTTTAGTTCTGATTCGTTGCTTGTGACTTCTGGTTGGTTTGTGTTACCCATTGGAATCAAGTTAGCCGGTAACACAAAATATTCCCCGTTTGACACTGGGTCATAACCGAACTGCTCGCGGCACTCGTTTAGCGTAGTTACTCCACTTGTAAATGCTGCAATAGCTCTCGCCTCTTTTTCACTTTGATTTTCCTGTAGTGCGCGGATCTCGCTAGTATCAAACTCACATTCAATCTGGCTTGTGTCCCGCTCAAAATCTATCAACAATTGACGAGTTATTACTTGCTCAAAATTTTTCCAAGTTGGAATCAGGCATTCTTCGAAGGCACTTTTCTTCAGGTTGGCTAGATTATTGTAGGTTGACGAATCCAGCCCCGCCGACAGGCCTGCAACAATAGCCGGGATACCAAGTGCGCCGGATATGCGTGACTCTGCCAAGTTTGTCAATGCGGCAAAGTCCATTTGTTTTGGATCATAGCCCAGTGTTTCAATTGACGCCTGGAAGTCTAATATCAGGGGTTCACCCCTATTGTCGCCACCAAATTTCCGCTTCCAGGTTTGCTTAATTTGTTGCGCTTTTTCACTTGTCAACCCTATAGGTTCTGATGGAGACACAATCACGCCAGGAATCGCCATATTGCGACATAAAGCGGCTACCCATAGTGAGACCTCCATGTCTGTGAAAACTTGCAGCATAGCGGCTTTTAAGGGCGCTAGACCGTATCTAGGATTGGCGGGATTGAGGCCATTCCGGAAATGGACAACGTTTTCGATTGGTATCCGTTCAATAGTGCCATTGATACGCCGCTCGTAGTAGTCAATAAAGGCGCTGCCGTTGTCTGGCCAATGAGGTTTGATCGACCAATGCGGCTCATACCAGATAGCTGTAGGGACTCCAAAGCCTCGAGCATTGCGCTCCTTGATCCAGTAACTATTGCCGTCTAAATGGTAACTCAATAAAGTTGCAGCCCATAGTGACTGAGTGTCATAGCCGACGTTCGGATTCTCGAGCAGCCGTTCGAGGGGATGGCCATCAATCGTCTCGTCACCTTTGGATGTTTCCCTATAGACTTCAAAGTTTGCTTGAATAAAATTGCGCTGGATCCAGGCCAGTGTATTTATCACTGCACTATTGGCAATTGGGTCAGTATTCTCATAAGGGAATGTACGTGGAGCCATCGACAAGAATGAACCGCCACGATGCGTCATATTTGACGGGTAGCGAAATGCGGTGCTAGCTGCTTTTATGCGGTCGATTAGTCCCATGATCTAATATGCTTTGCCATAATTGCCACGGTGCAAGCACTCCAATGCCAGTGCTCTAGCCATCACCGTGTCGTCGTGCCCTCCAACTGGAGCACTGTAACTTATCCTTCCAGTCGACAGATTAACACGACTCTCGTAACTTACTAGCTCCATCTCAGCCACTTTATCCGGTAGAAAGTAACATTCGTTACGTTCCAAACATAAAGCTAGAGATTGAATTAGTGGCGCCTTAGAACTTGCTGTTGTTTCAAAGCCACGTACTGGATAGCCTTCAAGTTGCAGAGCTTCTAAGTTAGGCGAACCGATTGCGTTACTTTCGACCAGTATTGATTGCACGTTATGTCGTTCGATAATTGTTTTTAAACGTGCCCGTTGAAAGGCCCATTCGATTTTATTGAATCGGTCAAGCTCTACTTCCTGCTTGCACGTCTGACAGATTACACTGATAGCGGTGAAGTCGTTTTTTTGTCCCCAGTCAACGCCAGCAACTAAATAGTGCCCAATGTGATTTGTTGAGTCTTCACGCAAGCAGGCAGAAATATTTCGAAACACTGCTCCGTCTTTTTGAAGAAACTCGGCTAGGTATTCTTGCTTGAAAATATTTTCCGGTAACTCGAGCTTTGCAAGCTGGATCTCATTCGTCGGAATAAATGGATTGGTCTCGGTTGCAAATTGCCAGCTTTGCCAATCCTCTTTAGTTTTATCAACTCCATTGGTAAAGCACTCATAAAAAAAGTTGACGCCTTTTGGAGTTGAAAGGAAGAAAGCATCGCTACCAACGTAATCGGTTAGTGTTGGCCGTATTGCAGCTTGCCAGCTGTCGCTTAAATCCGGAACCATTGCTGCTTCGTCTAAAATGACTCGAGCATACTTGCGGCCACGTACAGAATCAGCCGCGTCAAGTGACCAGCAATCAATCACGCCACCAGTGATCAGCTCAATACGGTGTTCTTGCTTTGACACTCGAGTCTGCAGAGGCTTTGTTATTTCAACAATCTCTTTCCATACCTCATTCAGCATGCGATATGTGGGACTGAACCAGCCAACTGGATAGCCATCAAGAGCCTTGTCGATAATAAGATCAATGCCAAGCGTGGTCTTTCCAAAGCGTCTGCCACAAGCAAGAACGTTGAACCGGCGTGCCTCATTTATAATCTGCTGTTGAGCGGGATGAAGCGAAGGTAGGACTAATTCAATTGTTTGGCTTGCGGTCTTCACGGCGGATTACAACCTCAATAGCACCAGCCTGCTGGACTATTTGTGTTTCCACGTATCCCCTATTTTTGCCCAAACATTTTAAGGCAAAGCATACTGCCCACGCTTGCTTCTCGGTCACGGCTGCTAGTAGAGCATTTTCTGCACGGTCAACTATGGCCTCACGTGCGTCGACTAAGATCTGCTGAAGGTCAGGATCATTCTTGATCCGCAGGTGAAGAGCAGCTCTAGAAACGCCAAGCCGACTAGCGGCCACACTGACGTTACCAAGAGCACCGAGAAGCTCCCGACTGATGTCCTCCGTTTTCATTTTGGGCGTCGATCGCCTTTTCTTTTCTGTTGTCATACTTGACAAGGATGCTTTTTGCAAAGCACCATCCCGAAGTTGTTAATTTCAGGCATGATAGTTATGCCCTGCTTTAAGATGAGCTTGTTTGATCTGAACGGCCTATAGTCAACTGAGTGTTGCCATCTGTTCCACTTTCTCTTTATTTTCGTGACGTCAGGATGTTGGTTCTTTAATGACATCGCCATTTTTAATCGACCATCTCCCTTGTAAAGATCGTCGGTATTGCCACCCTTCATTTTGAGCGTCGCTATCTTCATAGCAAGAAAAGCCTGGAACAGAACCGTACAAAGCCCATACTTCAAACATCGCAAGGAAAGATCCGTATCTTCATTATATTTACCTCTCCAACGAAAAGGCGTTGAATTTTCAATCAATATGCAAGAATAGATTCTCGTGTTCAGTGTCATTGGCATCCGCTTGTGCTTTCTTGGTACGAACATTTCATACTGCATTCCAGCCATCGCAATATTCTGGTAGCGATCAACAAAGTCTTCAATGACGGCGAATGTAGTGCCGTCGGTTGTTCGGTATTTGATATTGTTTGTGAGTCTGTAAAATGCTCTGATGTTGTCATCAAGGATCCAATGTCGATCGAATCCGCATGATATTGAATGATCCCACACCCAGTTTCTTGCCGGAATTGACCCTTGCCCAAGGTTACTGAAGGGCAAGGTCAGGATCTTTGTCTTGTCAATAACAGAAGCGTATTGATCAAATTCTTGCGGCTCAATCACGACATTATATGGAATCTTGCGTTCCTCTAGTGCTTTCACAGTAAGCCGCGAATTCCATCTTCCCTTTGAAATCACATAAACAGGATACTTAGGATTCATTTTCGACCACGTATTGCTTCAGATCCACTGGTTCAATAAATGGAAAATTGATAAATTTCGTTTTATCAGTGATTTTTTGATCGATTAGATCAGCGAACGCATCCACGTCTTCTTGGGAGTGCAAGTGAACGATTAAAGACCTAAACGGCTTTTCATCTTGTTGGTTAAATTCTGGCATATTTTGCCATAGTTCATTAGGATCATCAGCAGGTATCAGCCCTTCTTTTGCTGCTAATCCTGTTAACATCTCTTGAAGTGCAGCATCACCCGTACTTACTTCACGCAAAAGAGCGTCAAGAGCTTCGCGGTCATAGGTAGCAAGCCCTGTAATAGGATCAAACGTAGCTAGAATCGTACGTTCTTCATTTTCTGTAACTTGCACTTTTACAAATGGTACAAGCGAGTTCTCGTCTTTAGATAGCGCTTCCTCAACTCTAGCGTGGCCGTCTAGTATTTTGTCAGTGCTCGCGCTAACAATAACAGGAGCAATCCACCCAACCGCATTTAGTGATCCGATTAAAGCTTCTCGTTGTTTTCCAGGGTGACGCCGAGCATTGAGTTCGTGTGCTAAAAACTGATTCGCTGGTAGCTCACCATATTCGACAATTCTATTTTGCCATTTGTCTACTTGTTTCATTAAGTTACTTTATACTTGTTATGTTACTTATGTTACTTATGTTACTTATGTTACTTTTCCATCATCTTATCAATCTTGTCTTCGATTCGATCAAGCCGAGACTGTAAACTTTGCAGTTCTTTGTCGAAATTGCGCGTAGTAACAAAGTGTCGCAATTCTTGCCTGATCTCTTCAACCTCTTTTCGACTTGCCGACGTGACAGATTTTACAAGCCAACCAGTTATTAAGGCAATGATGCTTGAGACTGTAATATCAATGTAATCTTTATCCATACTATACTTTCGCATTGTTAACTGGTGGCTGTTAAATGGAGAGCTGGCCAATCATTGTTCCCTGGCGAGAGGCTTATTTCGCTCTATGACCAGCCAGCTCACAATTGTGGTTAGGCTCTCAATCGGGCAAGTAATTCCTTCGCCTTGTCTTCGTTCTCAGCTGTTTTAATTCCAGCGTCATTTAGTAACTGCTCAGGAGTCTTACCAGTCCGTGCCGATTCTTTCATGATTTCCTGAATAATAAGTAAAATCACAGACGGCAGTGAACTTAGTATTGAAATAAAATTCATTATGTTACCTCACCAGCTTTATTGTTTTGATAAGTTGATCCAGAGCGATCAACGTCTGTTTAAGGTTGATTGAAAACGCATTTATTTGTTTGCGTTGTGTTTCTGGTAGATTAACAACGCGTGAATCATTAAGCAGGTTGGTGACAAGCGAGTTTGCGCTGGAGACCAAAGTTAGAATCTTCTGCTGACCATCGCCAGTTAAAGCAAGTGTGCCGTCTGGACGAACGTACTTTTTTGCCTCAACAATTACCTGGCCGTTAATTGTGTTTACCTGGCGGAGTACGGTAACAATAGTCGTAGCCGTTTCTGGTGAGATCTGTTCAGTGGTAGAAAGCTGATCAACTACCACCAGCCCGGTGCCAACATAACCAGCGATGCGATCAGTTGTGGCAGCGAACTGCTTGCCTTGATCAGAACAAGCAGAGATACCGAGCACGCCAATAAACAACGCTACAAGTCCAATATTACGCATGCGTGTTACCCTCTGGAATTGGAGACTGTTTAAGGTACATGGCCGCAGATACAATGGCACTTGTGAGTGCTACCGTAACCAACTTGCGTGAACCATCATTCAAGTTAAAGGTAAGTGGATCTGCTATCATCAACGTGATTGTGTTGGCGATTCCACCCACTATAGCGGCCGCCAATCCTTTAAGCCAAACTGTTATATTCATTTAGTTACCTCAAAAAAATAGGGCGACGTTTGCCGCCCAATAACTAGGAGTTGACAATGTACAAACAACTAACACGCAAAGAATAACACATTATTTTTCAGACTGTATTAAATCTGCATTTTTTAGCTTTTGCCATAGGTTAGTTTCACCTGTGGCAACAGTGACAATTGACTGTAATAGGTCGACTAGAGTTTGATCTGGAGTCTGTTGACGTTGTGCAAGATTTAAAGCCTCATAAAGGCTTGCTGGAATTTCCCACACCTGAGTTATAGGCTCATAAGGCTTTCTTGTTACTAAATTCTGATAAGACGCTTTCTTTATATTTTGCATAGTTTTGTTTGTCCTTTGCAATTAACTCAAATACAGACTTGTGAACGTATTGATAATAAATGGCTGGTCGTTTTGGTGTATGTCCATGAGGATTCGACCAGCGTAATCTAAATGCATAAATGTTTTCACTTACGCGAACGTGATCAATAGACAGTGGCACTCCCTCAGGGGGAAGCTGTATAACTGTTTTTGCTTGTGCCACGGGTGGAATTTCTTCAAGCTCTAACGGCCATTCTACGTCTTCAAATGTATCAGAAGCATTATGTAAGTTATCTGTTTTTAGTTTGTTGGTTGCCACTGGTGAACTGCCACCAGTGGCCATTAACGCAATATAGTTGAGATCTAACTTATCCCCGGCTAAGTCCGGGGTTATTCTTTTGGGTCGCTGTTGTTTTCTTTGACCACGTAGTTACTGAATCCCATAGCAGGACGAGCCACGGGTGGCGATGCTAAGAATTGGCTATGCGGTGAGTCTCTTGTTACATTGTTGCCACGTGTGGCGTTAGTTCGTTGGCTTGCCATAGCAAAGAAAATAATAGCCAATGCCATTTCAATGAAAGCAAGAACTGCTGCCACAGTTGAGACGCCATCACCAAACGTCTTTTGAAGTTCTGTTGCCTCTCTGACACTAGTGCCAAGTGACAACGCTATGCGTCGAGTTGTAGCTCCTGCTGCCGCAGCCATTCCTGCTTCGTATTTGCGAATTTGTTGATCATTGTAGTTTGTTATGCCGATACTCTTTGCGCCGTTATGCACCATATAAGCGGCGTTTGCGGCAACTGACAAACCTAGTAACACCTTCATCAAGGTTTCGCCAGGGACAATCTTTGCATACAGGTATGCGCTTGTTACTCCTGCCACAGTGGCGGAAGCCGCCACCCACACACCAAGTCGGTTGCCATATATAGAAAAGCCAGCATAACTAATTCCACCAACTAGAATAAGGTGAATAAAAAGAAACATAATCCAATCAAACGCGCTTCTATTCTCAGTCATTGTTATAACTCCTTACTTTGGCTGTCGTAATTCCTGATTGATGTTGATACTTCCCTTCCCTGTCTGAATAAGTCACTTGTGGCGTGAGATCAACGCAAAAAAGTAACAACTGAGCTATGCCTTCATTCGCATAAACGCGCAACGGGTACGGTGTACAGTTTTGAAGTTCTAAGACAAGCTGACCCTTCCAAGCAGGCTCAAGCGGGGTCGTGTTAACGTGTAGGCCACAACGGGCATAAGTAGACTTGCCCACAACTAAGCCGATATGATCAACAGGCATTGTTATAATTTCTTGAGTGGTAGTTAGAGCATAACTATAAGGTGGCAATGTGTAATACGAGCCTTGCAAGCTATGTTGTAAAGGAATTGAATCGATAGTTGATCTGTCAAAATTTTTCGGGTCGATCTCTTTGCTAAAATCATCAACAAAAATTTTAAGGTCAACATCTGTAAGGCGTAAGTCATAACCTGCCGAGCTTAGTCCGTAACTTAATCTTGATATGTTGTCGGTACAAGTAACTTGTTGAGGTCGAAAGTCTGTTACTATTTTGGGGCCGTAGAATAGCCACCATCTGTCAGAACGTACCATTGTTTTTTCTCCTTGTTATTGTTTCCATAAAGGCGACGACATCACCAACGCTTTCAATTACTTGGTATTGTCCTTTCCAATTGTTTAAAAATTCCTGCTCGGCTTCTGTGAGCTTTCGCTGGCTTTGAGGCTTTAACCAGTCTTTGATTTCAACCAGAAAATTACTACCCTGATA